AAAGACCCCCCCCAAGGGTTCACCGCCGACGCCGGGATTTATTCGAGGACCCCAAAAGAAAAAGGGCCCCCCCCCAGACCGGCGTGGATGACAGCCCAGCAGGGCGACCGGTACGACCAGCTCATCGCCGAATGGAGCGAGCACAAAGAACTGACCCCCGGAGACCGGCAACTGATAGCGATGGCGGCCTGCGTAGAGATAGAGCTGGGCAAGCTCCAGCAATTCATCAACGAGCACGGACCGACCTACCTCGTCCGCGGCAAAAGCGGCGACACCTACACACGCGCTCGGCCAGAATACCAACAGCTCCAAGAAGCCCGACAAAGACTGAGCGTCCTCGTAGACAAACTGACCAGCAAAGGACCAAGTGAACGAAGCACCGACGCCTTCATCGCCCTGTAACGTAAAGCCCGGCGACTGGTACGACCACGCCGCAGCAGAGCACGCCGTACACTTTATCGAGAACTACTGCTCCCACGTAAAGGCGCATCACGGGAGATTCCTACTCGAAGACTGGCAAAAGAACGACATCATCCGCCCACTATTTGGATGGAAGCAGGCGGACGGGCGCCGCAAGTACCGGACCTGCTACGTCGAGATTCCGCGCAAGAACGGCAAGAGCTCCCTGACCGCAGCGATTGCCCTGTACCTACTGACCGCCACGGACGAGAGAGGCGCCGAGATAATCAGCGCAGCCGGAGACGCGGCGCAGGCCCGGATTGTATTCGAGACCGCCGTCGGCATGGTACACCAGAGCCGGACGCTGAGCCGCGCCTGCCGCGTGACCCACTACGCAATAAAACACGGCGCCGGATTCTACAAAAGCATCAGCGCCGAGGCGCGCACCAAACACGGGTTCAATTGCAGCGGCGTGATATTCGACGAGCTGCACGTTTGCACCCGCGAACTTTGGGACGTCCTAACCACCAGCGTCGGCGCCCGGAAGCAGCCGCTCATCATGGCCCTGACCACCGCCGGACACGACCGAACCAGCATCTGCTGGGAACAGCACGAGTACAGCCGCGGCATTCTCTCTGGCCAAATTGATGACCCCGCGTACCTACCGGTTATCTACGCAGCCGACCCAGACGACGACTGGCAGAGCGAGGCCACGTGGAAAAAAGCGAATCCCGGATTCGGGACCATTTGCCAGCCCGAGTATTTCCGGGACCAGCTAATCAAAGCCCAGCAGAACCCGAGCGCAGTCAACACCTTCAAGCGCCTAAACCTAAACATCTGGACCAACGCCGAGGACGCATGGGTCGCCGACGAGGAATGGCAAGCCGCCGCCGGACCGTTCCCAGACGAGGCGCACCTCCGGACGCTGGAATGCTACGCAGGCCTCGACCTCGCCAGCACCCGCGACCTTTGCGCGCTGGCGCTGGTATGGATAGAGCCCGACGAGAGCACCGTCTACCTCCGCACCCACCACTGGTGCAACAGCGCCACCGCCTACAACAAGAAGACAGCCGAAGGGGTCGATTACCTAAAGTTCGAGCAGGAAGGAACGCTGACCATCACGCCCGGAAACACGACGGACCACGCCGCCATTCGCGACTTCATAATCGCCGCAAACGCCGAGCACGATATCCGCTCGCTGGCCTTCGACCGTAAAGGAGCCCATTACATCATCACCGAACTGGAGGCGGCGGGAGTATGGACGGCGCCGTTCGGGCAGGGATATTACGAAATGAGCATGCCCACCAAAGCGATGGAGGCAGCAATAATATCAAGGCAGCTCCGCCACGAAGGGACCCAGTGCATGCGCTGGCAGATAGGCAGCGCGATAGTAACCCACGACCCAGCCGACAACATAAAAGTCGTCAAGAACAGGAACCGCAAGGGACAGATGGTAGACGGGGTCGTCGCCGCAATTATGGCCTTTGGAGAATACCTAAAGCACCGCGACAAAGGAGCAACGCTGGAAATCGTAACATTGTAACCCAAACCGAGCCCAATGGCCAGCATTTTCACCCGCCTACTCCCGTGGAACTGGGGCGAACGCGGATACACCGTCGGCAAGTACGACAGTATCGCGATGAACGAACAACTCCACATCGCCGCCTTCCAGAGCGACCACACGCCGGTGACCGAAGGCGCCGCGCTGGGACTTTCGGCGGTGTACGCCAGCGTCTACCGGATAGCCAGCACGGTAGGAGCGCTGGACCTACGCATTCTGGCCGAAAACGGAGGCACGCGGACCACAGCGCTCAACCACCCAGCCCACGCGCTGGTGACCGCCGAACCAAACGAGTACATGACGGCCCCGGAGTTTTGGGAGACCGTAACCGCATACGCCGTCGCCAACGGACGCGGGCACGCAGTAATCGAGAGAGACGGCAGAGGATACGCCACGGCGATGCACCCGGTCCACGTATCGGACGTCGAAGAAGTAAAGACCGCAGCGGGACCGGCATACAAGGTCCAGAACTACGGGGTCATTTTCCCAGAAAACATGTTCTGCCTATACAACATGCACCGGAAAAGCCCCATCCGAGTACACGCCGAGAACTTGGGCCTTGCCCTAAGCGCGCAGGAATTCGCTCACAAGTACTTCAGACAGGGACAGGCAACCGGCATCCTAACAGCCAAACAGCCGCTCCGGAAAGAGCAGATGGATGAGGTACTCCGTTCTTGGCGGTCGCAAGGAACAGCAGGCACCAAAATCGTCGCCCATGAATTCGCGTACGCACGCATGAGCATCACCCCGGACGAGGCGCAATTTTTACAGACCCGAAAATACCAGACAGAGGAAATCGCCCGCATTTTCGGAGTCCCCCCCGCGCTGATACAGGCAGAGAGCCAGACCACGTACAACAACGTGGAGCAGCAGAACCTGATGTTCGGACGCCACACGATAGCACCGTGGGCCCGCAAAATTGAACAGGAAATCAACCGCAAGCTGATACAGGCGAGAGAGCGCCCGAACACATACGCCAGCTTTGACCTGACCACGATGTACCGAGGCGATATGGCCGCCCGCGTAAAATACTACGAAGGCATGGTCCGCCTCGGCGCCATGAGCATCAACGAGGTCCGCGCCAAAGAGGAGATGAACCCAACCACCGGAGGCGACACCCACATGGTCGCCATCAACCAAATCGCACTCAGCGCCTTCGACGAATACAGCGCCAAAATCGCAGGAACCAATGGCAATGAAATGGACGACGTACCCACAGGCGATGACGACCAACGCACGCCGGGGACAGACACTGAACGCTGACAAAGGAGGACGCTGCGCCACGGCGGTCGGCAAAGAGACCGCGCGCATTCTGGCCAATCGCGAGCCCATCACCGAGGACCGCCTGCGCCGCATGTACTCGTATCTCCAGCGCGCCGAAACATACTACAACGAACAGGACCCCGAGGCCTGCGGTACCATAAGCTACCTGATGTGGGGAGGACTCGCCGCCAAGCGGTGGAGCGAGGCGCGATGGGCAGAGCTCCAAAACGAAAAAAAAGAACCCCGTACATTTGAACCCATGACCACAGAACACGCCACCCAACCAGCCGAGACCGGCACCGCCGAACTCGAGCTGCGCAACGCCTACGGCGACGCCGTAGAGACGAGGCAGATGGAAGTCAGAGCAGCAGAGGAAAGCGCAGGACAGATGGTCCTTGAAGGATACGCCGTCAAATTTAACGAGACCACCGACCTCGGTATTTTTAAGGAGCGCATCGACCCGCGCGCCTTCGAGGGACGGATGGAGGATGACGTACGATACCTGCTGAACCATAAAGGAATGCCGATGGCCCGCACCGCCAACGGCACACTCAAGCTCGAAATCCGGGAGCACGGCCTCTGGACCCGCGCGGTACTGAACGACACCCAGCAGAGCCGGGACGTTTACGCCGCCGTCAAGCGAGGCGACATCAGCAGCATGAGCTTCGCCTTCACGGTAGCAGAAGACCAGCACGACCCCCAGATGAACCTGCGCACGGTGACCCGCGTCGGCAAAATTTACGACGTAAGCCCGGTGAGCTTCCCAGCGTATCCGACCACCACCGTCCAAGCACGAGCGGCAGCCGCCCAAACGTCTCTGGCCAAAACAGAGGCAGCCCCGACCGAAACAGAAACCCGCGCCGAGGAACCCAAACCCACCCCGGCACCCCAGACCCGAAACTCTAACACCCAACACACAGCCCCCATGAACTTAAACGACCTCAAAGGACAGCGCGCCGCGTACTACGAAGAATTTGTCGCCATCGGGCAACAGGTAGACGCAGAAGGCCGCGGAATGACCGAAGCAGAGCAGGAGCGCGCAGACAAGCTCGACCAGCTCATCAAAGACACGGACATCAAAATCCGGCACAAGCAACGCGAGCAGGACATGGTCGCGCGCAGCGCCTACGTCGCTCCAGCGAGCAAGACGGAAGGAAACGAAATCCGCGCCATCAACCACCGGTTCAGCTTGAGCGCCGCAATCCGCAGCGTAGTAAACCAAGAGAAGCTCGAAGGAGCAGAGGCGGAATGGGTCGCAGAGGCACACCGCGAAATGCGGAGCATGGGCCTGACCCCGACCGGCAACATCGCCATCCCGAGCATCGCCCTCCGCGCCGGTTCCGCCGACAACTTCCAAGCCACCGCCACGGGCGACGGTTCCGGATTCGTAGCGACCACGGTACCGTTCGCGATTGAAGCCCTCCGCGCACCGTCCGTCATCCAGACGCTCGGAGCAGTAACGGTGAACGCAACCGGAAACTTGAAGTTCCCGCGCGTCAGCGTAGCAGGCAGCGTGACCGAGGAAGGCGAAGTCGACACCGCGGCAGCCGCAGGACTGGAAATGGACGAAATCAACATGACCCCGGTCCGCCTTTCGGCGTTCACCACGTACAGCAAGCAACTGCTGATGCAAGGCGGACCCGAAGTAGACCGCATCATCGCGAACGACCTCAGCGCCGCGCTGACCACCCAAATCGACGTCGCCGCCTTCGCGAAGATTCTCGCAGCCAGCGGAGTCAACTCGCAGACCACCGCGGGAGCAGGCAACACCGCAATGGGAGCGACGCTGGCACTGGCAATGGAGGCGGCCATCCTTGGCGCCGGAGGCGACCTCGCCGGAGCTTCCTACGTGATGAGCCCGACCGCATACAAGCTCTCGAAGCAGGTAGCACGGGTCGCGTCAGTAAACGCCCTGTTTAACGACCAAGGCCAGTTCAACGGATACCGCGCGGTCGCCACGAAGCACCTCCCGGACGCCGCCGGACCACTGGGGCAGATGATTTTCGGCAACTTCTCCCAAGGCCTGATTCTGGCCTTCTTCTCCGGAATTGACATCTTGGTGGACCCGTACACCGCCGCGAAGAACGCGCAAGTAACGCTGCACGTGAATCGCTCCTACGACGTAGAAATCCGGCAGCCCGGAGCGTTCAGCATCTGCACCGATATCGCCGCGGCATAACAGCCCAGCGACTCGGCCAAAAGGGGACCCAGACCGGGTCCCTTTTTTTTTCCAAACGCATCAAAGAAAACAGGGAAAACGCTTGCTATTTTCGGAAAAGGTGGTATATTAGCAGTGTCAAACAAGCAACACAAACGACATGACCACGACCACCAGCACACGCCCCACAAAGGGGGTCCGGTACGCAGTAGGGAAGCTCGCAGACCGCCGATGGATTCTCGACTTCTACGACATCGCCACCGCAGAGCTCATCTGGAGCACCGAGCTCAACACGAGAGCAGAAGCCGTCCGAGTAGGAGAGGCACTGAGCTACACACCACGCCCGAATGAATTTCTGTACATCTGAGACAATGGAACACCTCAACTCCCCCCGCGTAACAGCGCTCGACTTCATGCACCAGATAAACGGAGCCGAAGCAGCCGCCTCCACCTGCATCACTGACCGCGACCACGTCGGCGCAGTAATAGCCATGCAGAGCAGCACCAGCTCGCTCGGGAAACTTCTGTACCTCGTATCCAAGTACACGAGAGAGGAACACACGACCAGAGAAGGCCTGCGACTTCTAACAGAGTACCAAAACAGCATCCGAGCCAGCTACCTCGCCTGCCACCACACCACCGACGAATGGGTCGAAGCAAACACCGCCGCCAAAAAGAAGTCGGACGAAGTGTACGAATTCCTAATCCAGCACCTGCCACTTTGAAGCGGCGAGCTGGCCAAAAGAGGGACCCCGGAGGGTCCCTTTTTTTTTGCCCCAGACCGTAAATAAATACGGTTCTCGCTTGCTATTTTCGGGAAAAGGCGTATATTTACAGTGTCAAACAAGCAACGCAAACGACATGAACAAGCAACAGCAACGCCCAATCGCGCAAAGCGGGTCCTTCGTAAACAACCTGCTCGGCAACAACAACACCCAGCCGGTGGTCGGAGAACTTGCAACGGTACTGCTCTACACAGACCGCAACGTCTACGAAGTAACTCGGGTCAGCGAGGACGGAAAGACCTGCGCCATCCGCCGGATGAAGGCCGCCCGCAGCAACGGACAGGACATGACCGAATCGCAAGAATACACGTACACCTCGATGCCGAACGCGCCAGAGTTCGAGCTGGTATGGCGCAACGGACGCAACGGCAACGCAGGACACTGGGCGAAAGTAACCACCTCGGTCTGGTTCACGAAAGACATCCAGAAGCGCGCGAAGGAGCTCGGCGCCCACTTTTACCACAGCCTGCTCACCGAGGAGCAAAAAGAGCAGGTATACGCAGGACACCACGTGCCTGCAAACGTGGTAGAAGGCATCACCTACCTCAAGAAAAGTTACCAGCGCACCAGCATCGTATTCGGACACGCGGACGAGCACTTCGACTGGAGCTTCTAAGCCAGACCACCACAGCAAAGAGGGGACCCGATAGGGCCCCCTTTTTTTTGCGCGTCTCGGCCAAAAGCGAGGCAACCGGCAGCGTGCTACATTTGAGGCATGAGGACCGCGACCATTGTACCAACCAGCAACCCAGTACTCAACGACGTGCTGACGGTAGCAGATATTAAGACCTACGGACGCATCGACACCAGCGCCGAGGACACGCTGCTCGCGGACATGAGAGCCGCCGCCGCCGCGTACATAGAGAACTACTGCAACACGAGCATCGGCGACCGCAACGCGCTGGCCTACCTCGAAAACTTCTACACCGCCACCATCCCACGCGGACCGGTAAACAGCATCACCCAAATCGAGTACCTAAACAGCGCAAACCAATGGACGGTCCTGCCCGCCACGAACTACTGGGTCGACACCGAGAGGACCACCGCGCGCGTTCAATTCGACAACGTACCGGACCTGTATGACGACGCATACCACCGCGTCCGAATTACGCTGAACTACGGACACCCAGAGGCAACCGTACCGGCACCGCTGAAGATGGCGCTCCGCGTCCTCACCGTAGCAATGTACGACAACCGAAACGCCACCGACCACAGAGGCAACCCCAACGCCGTACCGGAAAGCGTCCACGCCCTAATCAGCACATTCCGCATCCTATGAACGCCGGAGAACTGGACCGCCGAATTGAAATCCAGCGCGCCACAATAACGCGCGATGACTGGAACAGCCCAGTCGAAACTTGGGCCACGATAGCCACCACGTGGGCGGCGAAGCGAGACCGCAACGAAATCGAAATCAACGAACAGAACCAAACGGTGACCTTCACCCGCACCATTTGGAAAATACGCCACCGCGCCGACTTGACCACCACGGACGTCATCCTCTACGGAGCGGAAGTGTACGACATAACCGGCATCCGCGAACTGGGACGCAGGGAGGCGCTGGAAGTAACGACAGAGAAACGCAAATGAGCAGCATCCGCGCCACCGTTCAGAGAGACCGAGCAGCCGAGCGCAAGCTCCGCCAAGCACTGGAGGAGCTACCGATTAAGTTCCGCAACAAGCCCATCATCAAGGCCCAGAAGCAAGCCATGCGTCCGGCCAAACAAGCAGCGCTCCGCATACTCAACGCAGGACTGAACACCACCAGCTTGTCAGGCCACACGCTAAGCATCACCGAGGGACGGCACAGCAAGAAGCTCCGACCCTACGTCGTGCTCCAAGCACAGAACAAAGCCAAACCCGCGCGCCGCCTGCGCGAAACATACAGCTCGACCACCCGGACCAACTGGTACAAAATCGAGCACATCATCAACCGAGGCACCGACTCCGGACCGCGCCGCGCCGGAACCAGCGTGCGCATCGAGACCGCCGGACGCCAGCGAATCAAAGTATTCGACGAGAACGGCAACCCGAAGAAAATCCGCAAGGCCACCCAAGGCCGTACCTTCGTGGTTGAGACAGGGCGAGGCGTGGTCCCGATAAAGCAAATCGACCACCCCGGCACCGAGCCGCTCGATTACTATGACCGCGCATACCGGGCGACGGCGGACCGCATGAAAACGGAATTCTTAGGATTCGTAAAGGAGCAAGTCAAACAGACCAAACAGAAACACGGCATCCGATGATTCACCACGTGATAACACGCCTCAAGGCATACGCGCCACTGACCGCCATAGTAAAGCCAGAGCAGATATTCCCGCTTTACCGTTTGCAGGGGAGCGAGCTGCCAGCCATCACCGTCCAGCTCGTAGGCACGGAGCCAGCCGACACGAAAGACCGCCGCATCGACTACGAAATGCACACCGTAGAAGTTACCGTTTTCAGCACCAGCCCGAAGGAGGCATGGACCGCCAGCCAGCACGCCCGCGACACGCTGGACGGATGGGCGGCGGACGCCATCCTGCAAACCAGATTCCTAAACCAAGGCACCGACGTATTCGAGGCGACCGAGGCGTTCTCGGTCACCCAGCGGTACCAAATCCACATGACCCGATGAAACGAATCGCCATCCACCTGCCCGCCTACGGACGCCGGGCAACCGCCGCCATCGCATACGCAGCACTGCACCGCACCCGCGAGCAACTGCACGCGCTCGGATTCCACACGACGGTCTACACAGCGGTCAGCAACCACAGCGACCGGCGACTGGCAGAGAGCCACGGACACCACACGCTGATGACCGAGAACCAATGGGTCGGAAAGAAGTTCGACGACCTACTCCGGCACATACTCAAGGACCCGGACTGGGAGTACCTGATGGAGTACGGGAGCGACAACGTACTCGACACCGCATGGGCGCCATTGGTAGCGGACCTAATAGCGCAAGGCCACCGGCGCATCGCGCTCAACAGCTTCTTCATCTACGACTCGGCCAAAATCGAGCCGACGCTTTTGTTCCACAAAAAAGCAGCAACCAGCAACATCGGACGCATCACCGACCGCGCCTCAATAGAGGCGACCATGCGCGCCCATAACTTCGTCTTCGAGCACCGCCTGATGCGAGGACTTGACTGGGACAGCCACGTCCGCGTGACCAGAGCGAGCAAGACACCGACCCACATCCTCGAGCACAACCCGCCGCTTCTGGTAGACATAAAAGACCCCGGCAGCATGCACCAGTACCAGAGCTTCCGCAAATACCCGGAAAATTATCCTGCCGTAGATTTGACCGGGAACTTCCCCGAACTTGAACCCACAACCACCCACACACAATGGCAACCACAGGCAAAATCCGAAGCAACGCCATCGGCGTCTACATCTCCAACACCGCAGTCCCCAACACCGGAACCGCCCCAACCGGCGCAACCTACGGCGACAACGCGTGGGAAGATGACACCTTCGAGCTCATCGCATGCGCAAGCAGCGGCACCTTCTCCGGCAGCCGCGAAGTCATCGACGCGACCACGAAAGACAACGACGGACGCCGCGAAATTCTCGCAGGCGGAAGCAGCTGGAGCGTCAGCGCCGAAGGCCTCATCGAGTACGGACTCCCCGGAACCGTAAAGAGCAACACGGACCTCTTCGATATTTGGAACAACAACACGCGGGTCCGCTTGGCGTGGACCACCGGCGTCGACGGAGACGTGATGTATTACGGTAACGGATTTATTACCAGCTACGAAGAGAGCGCCGGAACGAACGAAGTCGCCTCTTTCAGCGTGACCTTTGAGGGCGACGGGTCAATCACCAAGGCCATCATCGGAGCAGCGACCACGTTCAACAATAACAACGACTAATGCTGAACGCGCTGCGCGGATATTTTACCATCCAGCTACCGGACGGGACGCAGGTACCATGCCTGCTCAATATGTACGCGGTAGAACAGTGGACGACAGCAAACAAGAAGACGCTCTCCGACCTCGACCACGAGCTCAGAGAAAACCTGCTGGCGGCAATCCCCGGACTCGCGTGGTCCGGGGTTTGCACCCACTACCTCCTCCACGAAGAGGAGCCGCCCATGACCGAGCAGAAGTTCCGCATCCTACTCGGCAGCGCCGACTGGACCGGTCTGGCCGAAAACGTAGCCAAGGCATTATCACTGGAAGAGAGCACCGGCGCCCCAAAAAAAAAGGGGAACCGAGCGAGCCCGTAACGGTTCGCGCGTTCTACGGTCGCGCGCTTCGCTCAGGAATACGGCCCGCCGAATTCTGGAGCAGCACGTTCGGCGAGATAGCGATGATGCTACAAGCGGTCGAAGACAGCGACCGGATGGCGTGGGCACGGACCAGTCACGAGATGGCCCTGCTGTACAACGTAAACCGAGGCAAGGCGAAGAGCCTGACAGCCGAGGATTTCAACCCGTACAGACAGGCAGACAAGAGGACCGCGCCGCCCACGATAATGACCAAAGCAACCGTCGCCCACTTCACGCGCATGACCGAAACGATGAACGCAAAGACCAATGGCATCAAATAGCAGCGCCGCGCTCCGAATTATTTTCGGAGCAGACACCTCCCAGTTCGACAGCGCACTCCAGCAGTCCCTGAGCAAGCTGGAGAGGACCAGCAAGGGACTGACCAGCGCGGGCAAGTCGCTCAGCGTAGGACTGACCGCCCCGCTTACCGCCATTGCCGCAACTTCGGTCCATACCGCCGTCGGCTTTGAACACGCGATGGCAAAAGTCAAGGCGACCAGCGGAGCGACGGCGCAACAGTTCGAGGCACTCAGAGAACAGGCACTGCACCTCGGAGCAACAACCGTCTTCACAGCCAAAGACGTCGCCCAGCTCCAACTGGAATTCAGTAAGCTCGGATTTACAAGCGACGAAATAGGGAAGGTCACCGAGGCAACGCTGTACCTCGCGCAAGCCACCGACACCGAACTCGCCTCCGCCGCTGAGGTAGCGGGAGCCACCCTGCGTGGCTTTGGACTCAAGGCAGAGGAAACCGTCCGAGTAACGGACGTGATGGCCGCCAGCTTCAAC